CAAGATTATTTAAATCACCAACAGCAGTTAATGCTGCTGGGCTAAATGCACTACCAAGATCTGCTAAGTTTCCTAAATCACCTGCAGCATCTGGGTTTGGATTATCATTTGGTACATCAGTACCTGCTGCTGCAGAAGATTCTGGTGGAGTTTTATCTGAGTCATCTGGAGGTAATGCTTTTCTCACACCAGAAAAGTCAGATCCCTTTTCAACTTTGTCGCCATCGGCAATTGAAGCTGTTGGTGAAGGATTCTTTGGATCATTACGAAACTCCCACTCACGCATTAAATTTTTCTGAACAGTATACCAAGTAGTAGTAACTTTATTACCATTTTTATAATAGTTACCCTTTTCACCACCGAATGGGAATCCAAGATTATATGGATCTTCATATGTAGGAAACTCTGCAGCAAGTGCCTCACCAGCACCTTTTAATAACGTGTCATCAGTTTTAGATTTGCCTTTAAAGTATGCGAATAATTTCGGACGTTTACGAGCGATAATATATTCTTGACAAATAAGATCTTGAGTTGCCTCACTGAATGATTGGTTGACATCAATATTAAGTGATTGAACTGCATTCTTTAAAGTTACTGGATCAATTTGGTATTTACCAACTGAAGAAAGTTTATCTGGGCTTCCAGCTGGTAATGATTGTTTCTCCATAATGTCTTTAATTGTCATCTTAGACAATTTGACATTACCATCACCAGTAGCTATAGCAGAAGTTCCTTGTGGGCTATTTGCTGATTTTGTATAAGTATCATAACTACCCGCAACAGCATCACCAGTTTTAACAAGTTTAGCAAGTGGTCCAAGAACCTTTTCTGTACTTACAACTTTACCAGGTGGAAGTTTATCTGTTGAACCTGCAGCTGCTGTAGATGCTGGTGGTGGAACTGGGGCATTAGCTGCTGGGGATAGAATACCATCTAATTGATAATTATTAACAACTAATGGCTGTTGTATATTATTACCCTCAAAGGCATCTTCCTTTTGAGAAACTCCAGTAAGAGTTCCCATCATAATTGGAATCTGTTCGTCCACATCCATGAACATAACCAATACCCATGTACCAGGAACTGGTCCAACTGGTGCTTTTCCAACACCAGAAGTTCCTGCTTCAGTAATAGGTAAGACTGGTTGAGCCCATGGTAAATCCTTTGTTGCAAGTTCAGTTTTGTCTTCAGTATGAAGACCAACGACACGAACTTTACAACGTCCAACCTTTAGAGGATCATCTCTATCCTCTACGCATCCAGTATAAAACTTTTTAAACATTAGTTAGTTATCCCATGATAAGAATCTTTGATCAATTGCATATGACACTCGTGACTTTTTCGGTCAATTACATGATTGATGGTAGCTATTAAATAAAATCCAGATATAGTATAATCTACGTTTTCATCATCACCATCTTGTTCTCGCACAGGAGCACTTTTATAACTTTTTATTCTAACCTTTTGACCAACTGTATAGTCAGTTTTTCCTGCAACTACAATATTAATTTTGAATGCCTCTGCTAATTTTAATCTGGACATACGTTCAAGTCTCATGGTTACACTAGTAACATCATCCCATTGATCACCAAACATTTTTGAGTGTACAACATCATTAAACAAAACACCTTTATTTGTAGCAAGCAATTTTGATGTATATAGAGGACTTAAGTTTAAGTGTTTCTCGAAAGGACCAAATTTTGAAGGTGCTTTATATGAAAGTCTTTTATATTTCTTTTTAGTTATATCAAAAAACATTATACTAGAACCATAGGCTCCACCCATAACATTATCCATGTAATTTTGACTTGATATAACTTGAAAGTCTCTAATAGTTTTATATTGACTATTCAAATCTTTTGAAGATCCTCCACCATCACTACCACCTTCTTTTACATTATCTTGGACTTGATTGTTTATGAAACCTGCTATAGGATTTTTAAAATTTAGCTCATCTAAAGAAATAAAATTAAACCCATATCTATTTTCAAAAAAGATATATGTTGGATTCCCTAAAGCATCAAGGGCACGTTCTGCGAGATAATTTAAATTCTTAACTGGTGACCAAAAATTAGAAACATATTTTGTTTTATTTCTAACTAAAGTGCACAACATCTTTTTCTTAAAATCTTGCGTTGGTCCCTGCAGCCAAGTATCAACTATAGATGGAACTATCTCTCGTATATTCCCTTCGAATGCCTTTGATATTTTTGTATTAAGATCAGTCACAGCTTCAACAGAAACAAAGTGAAGTTGATAAACCATATTTCTATCTGCCAACTTTTCACGATCAGATATTTTGTAGATATAAAACCTTGCATTTATTACATCGGCTCGTCGATTTATATTGTATCCAGGGGTAAAAATTCTTAAATCTACTACCTCTTCTCCAATAAAAGGAAAGTTGGTAATAAAGTCAAGAGATTCCCTAAAGATTAAAGAACCAGAAATAAATGGTGCAAACATATCTTCATATATTTGAATCGTCAGCAATTGATTTGTTACATTAAATGATTTACCACTCTTAAGAGATGTTATCTTAATTTGCTCGACATTAATATCTCCAGCATGTCTAATTTTATCAGAGCCAAATCCTCTTGATTCCCCACCTAAAATTTCAGTTAAAAATTCAAACATAATTATGCCATTAATCTCTCAAATTCTGAAGTCATTTGTTGTATAATTTGAAGAGAAACTAATTTGATAGTTCTCTTTGATTCATTAATTCTGTCCTCATACGTAATATTGTCTATCGGAGTTGCTGCAGGATAATCACTATTTACAACAAACCCATTCTCGTTCTCGTAATGATGTGTGTCATAAATGTCACCGTATTTATCAACACAATATTGAACTAATCTATCATAGGGTAATGGCCATTCATTTAGATAATCATAACGCTGATTAGCAATCATTATTGCCCAATGATACTTTGGAGATCCATAAAATTTATGTGATATAATTTCTGGTGTTTCACCATCAACAATATCATACAGATCGTATACTGTTATATTATCTAGAGTGTTTTTTAGTGGTCTTACATTTGCAGTAATGTCTCGAACAACAAAAAGTTTCTCAGTTCCATTTAGAACGAAGTTATAATATATTTCTGGGAGAGTATTAAAGTAACTCATTAGTAATTATTCCCTATCTGTGCTTTAGTCAAGATTGCCAATTCTAAGAACGACAATGTGACATTAATCTGGGTTGGCATACCACCCTCAAAAGTATTGAATGCACCATTTGGAGTATAATTTACATTCATACTTTCAAGTACGCAAGATGGATGACGATGTAAATTTTTATTTTCAGTACCGCCAGTATAGTAAGTTATGTCAAACTCAGATGGATAAATAAACACAAAATTATGCGCATCTTTATACTCTGGATGCATGTGTAATTTAAATGTCTGTATAATTTGTTTCACAGTTGACGCTTCAGCGGCAGTACGAGGAGAAAATGTATAATCGAACGTAAATTTTCTAAAGTTTACATTCTTAAAAACTTGTTCCTTCATCGGGTTTGCTGCCATACCAGAAGTTGCAGAAAGAGCACCACTAATAGGTGTCTTTGACAATGCGAGATTTGTTGCGATACTTTTTGCAACAGACTTGGCAGAATTTTCTCCGCTACCTACTGCCTTTGCTACTTCTCTGCTTGCCATTGCTGCTGCTTGAAAAGCAAAAGTATCTTCTGCAGCCCACTCCATACTATAATTGATGCTTAGTTGGTTTGGCACATGAAGCATAATACCACCTTTAATAGTTTTCTGCTGGCGTGATAGATCTGAACCTCCAGTAGCATCGCTTACAATTGCTCCAGCACCTAAACCGATTGCTGCACCAACAGCACCACCTTTTAAATTACCACCTATGGCACCTCCACTGATTGCGCCAATACCTGTAGCGGCAGCCATGCCTTCACCCTTTGTAACTTTCTGTCCAGCTAATGTACCACGATTACGATCTGCTTGAGTATCCATAGGTGTAACTGAACCAGATGTCAATAATCTAGAATCATTATTAACATTGATGTTAAACAGTACATAATTTCCACCGTATACTCGTTGATTGCTAAACAAGTCACTTGGGTATGAAAGTCCCCCAATCCCGAATTCTCGAGCATTAAATTTTTGTGATGGAGTAGTCTCAAATGGAGGCGTAGTAGGTTTTTGCTTTGTATCTGCCATAAGTTCTCTGTTTTGTGGGTGGCTTACATTATTATTTAGGCGAACTACTTACGTCTAAATAAAAGTGGTTATTTATTCTTTATAGTATTTATGTTCCATAAAAGACGATTCGTACCTGCATTTCCAGAAAAATACTCAGGAGACCCTACGTGTATAATTATGCGTAGTTCCTGGGAGACTAAATTCGCCTCATGGTGTGATAAAAACCCATCGGTCGTTAAATGGAAATCAGAAGAAACTGTTGTTCCCTACAGATGTCCAACCGATGATAAGATTCATCGTTATTTTGTAGACTTTCAAATTCAAATTAGGAACAAAGAAGGTTTGCTCCGAACCTATCTTGTAGAGGTAAAACCAGCTGCCCATACAATCCCACCAGTATATCCTGGTCGTCAAACTCAGCGTTATCTAACTGAATCAATGACCTTTATCAAGAATCAAGCTAAATGGAAAGCTGCCACTGAGTATGCAAAGGATCGTGGATGGGAATTTAAGATTATAACCGAGCATGAACTTGGTATTAAATGACCTAAATAATTGAATGGCTACTCAACCTAAAAATCCTACCATACACGATATCTTTGAGCGTAATAAATACGACCTCAAAACTGCAGCAACAAAATCTCGTGGATGGTACTCTCAACAAGTACTGCTTCTTGGTAGGCAGAGAATCACGCCACAGCAGTTAATGCGTGAACATCCTAATGAGCAAAAAGCACGTATTATTCCAGGCAATCTTTACATGTTTGGATATGATCCGAAACTAAAAGAAACTCTACCGTACTACGATAAATTTCCTCTAGTATTCCCGTATGCTTCAGTTCCTGGTGGGTTCATGGGTTTAAATATGCACTATCTTCCTTACCAATTACGTATTCGCTTATTAGATCGTTTAATGGTATTCAAGAACAATGATAAGATGGATAGTACTACTAGAATAAAGTATTCATGGTCATTGATCGCAGGGGTATCTAAATTTAAGTTAGCAGAACCTTGTATTAAACACTATCTATTACCCCATGTTAAAACAGCTTTTAAGAAAATTGATTCCAATGACTGGGCAACTGCAATGTTACTACCAGTAGAAAGATTTTCTAAATCTACAAAAGAAAATGTATGGAAAGACTCTCAGGCTAGAATATGAAAATATCAAATTTTGTATCTCAAGTAGGTCAATCTGGTTTAGCAAGATCGAATCGTTATACGGTTCAGTTAACGCTTCCAGGAACAACTTATTCACAAAATCAATACAGAAAGATGTTACTGTTTTGTGAAGCAGTACAGCTACCTGGATTGAACGTAAATACAACGCCAATCAGAACATTCGGTGAAATTCGAGAGATGCCGTTTGAAATGAATTATGATCCAATCACTTTGAGTTTTTATGTTGATGGAAACATGGTTATCAAAGGTATCTTTGATGAATGGATTCAAAGTGTTCAAGATGTTAATACAAGAAATTTTAATTACTACAATAACTACACTGCTGATGTAGTTAAGATTTTCGTTGAAGATTTAAACAATCAACCAAAATACATAGTTGGTCTTTATGAAGTTTACCCAAAAACTGTTAGTCCAGTTCAAATGGGTTATGATCAGAAAGATATAATGAAGCTGAGTGTTAGTTTTGCATATAAATACTGGCGTTCAGAAGTATTAAATAGATCAGAACCTACTCCAACACAACAATCTAACAAATTAGAAATTGCAAGAGGACATACAGGTAGAAGAACACAAGGAGTACCAGCTGGTAGTTTTGTTAATAATGCAGTTGTATCTTCTGACGTAAATAGTTTTGAAGATTCAAATGGTGACATTATGATCGGTCATGGATAAGGAACATAAAATGGCAGAAGAAATTAAAAGCGAAAGCGAACTAAACAAAGAAGATTGGATGAACAGTAAGTGGCGTCCGATGATGGGTTGGATGTACATGTTAGTATGTACCATGGATATGATCGTATTTCCAATCTTATGGAGTTTACTACAAACAGCAACTCATACCCCAATCACTCAGTGGAGTCCACTATCACTACAAGGTGCTGGTTTATTCCATATTGCCATGGGTGCAGTTCTAGGTATCGCAGCATTCGGTCGCACACAAGAAAAACTAAATGGAGCAAATAATGGTGGAATATCCTTACCATCAAGCAACTTTACAGCACCTAGCGTTTCTGCGCCAGCAGCAACATTCAGTTCACCAACCAGTTTTAGTGCACCAGCACCAACGCCAGTATTCAGTACACCAGCACCAACGCCAGTATTCAGTACCCCAAAACCAATGCCCACAGCAACTGGTTTCGGTGGAGGATTCGGATTAGATCCATCTGATCCACCTGCAAGAAATACAAGAAACGATTAATATGAAAATTGATGATAGATTATCAGAAGTCTTTGACACACCAGTCATAACTAAGACTTCTAGTGAAGGTGAAATTATTGATTCTGAAACTGGTGAAATAATCCTAACAGCAGAAACAAAAATTGAAAATGATTATGAGGATACTCGTAAAAACCTTCGTGACTTATTGACAACTGGCCAGAATGCATTGATGCATGCTCTAGAAGTTGCCAAACAATCTGAACACCCACGTGCTTTTGAAGTCGTGGGTAATTTGATGAAACAATTGGCTGATGTAAACCAACAACTCATGGACTTACATCAACAAAAAGCCAAATTAGATGCACCAAAGAATAAAGATGCATCTAAGATTACTAACAATGCTATCTTTGTTGGTAGCACCAGTGAGTTAGCGAAAATGATACAAAATATGAACAAAGGAGAATCATAATATGGCTTTACCATTTAACACAACCCCTACGTATAACGTAACAATTCCTTCAACTAAAGAGAATGTTAAATTCAGACCATTCTTAGTTAAAGAAGAAAAAGCATTGTTGATCGCACAGCACAGTGAAGATCAAAATGTAATGATTGATACGCTAAAGAACATTATCAAATCTTGCATGCTTGATAAAGTAAATCCAGATACACTTGCTATGTTTGATATTGAGTATCTCTTTACTCAAATACGAGCAAAGTCTGTTGGTGAGAATGTTGACTTACTGTTCCCATGCGATGTTTGCGATGATGAAAAGGCTAGAGTAAAAATTAGTTTTGACCTAACGCAGATCAATGTAGAGATTCCAGAAGGTCATGACAAAAATATTAAATTATTTGACGACGTTGGTGTCATTATGAAGTATCCTACAATCAATGTTATCAAACAATTAGAAAACGTAAACACCAGTGACGTTGATAGTGTGTTCAATATCATATCATCTTCTATTGACATTATCTATAATGGAGATGAGATATTCCATACCAAAGAACAGAATAAAAAAGATGTTGTTGAATTTCTTGAGAATCTTACATCGAATCAGTTTAATAAGATTCAAAAATTCTTTGAGACCATGCCAAGATTAAGACAGCCAGTTAAATACACTTGCCCTGTGTGTTCTCTTGCGCATGATAAAGTCTTGGAGGGACTTGACAGTTTTTTTTAATGAATCTCTCTCATGATTCTTTATTCAATCATTATAAAACAAACTTTTCATTGATACAATATCATAAGTATTCATTGGAAGAATTGGAATCTATGATTCCTTTTGAGAGAGAAATCTATATTACTATGCTGATTCAACACTTAGAAGAAGAAAAACAAAGGTTAGAAAGCAAGAAAAATGGATGATAATACCCCAAAACCAAAGATAGAATATTCTGAGTTTAAGAGAATTCTGGAAGCACAGAGAGCAGCTAATAAAACTGCAGAAGCTATTGAAACATCATCTAAAAAATTAAATGATCTTACAGAAGAAATTCGTGATGAAGATAAAAAGGTTGTTGGTGAACAAGAGAAATCAGATAAAGAATTAAATGCGAATATTAAAGAACTGGTTAAGATAACCAGAGAATCTGCTAAAGATATCGCTAAAGTAATTGCTGATAAACAACCAAAGTCATTTGGTGATAATCTTAAATCTAAATTCGATTCTAAATTTGGTTCAGTTCGTAATATTCTTGACACCATGGGTATTGTCAAGAAAGGTACTGGTGGGATGTTAGATTCTGCTCTTAATAGAAGAGAAGCTGATAAAACTTTTATCAAAGGGGATATGAAACTACATGGATCCTCTGAACAAGAAGCCAGAAATAAACTTCAAACTATTAAAGACCATGAAAAGATTGTTTCTAAAAATGAAAAAGAAATTAGCAAATTCACTAAACTTGGAATCTCTGAAGAACAGTTAGGTAAAACTGCGAATGGTAAAAAACTTTTAGATACACGCAGAACTAATGTTCAAGAGATATCTAAACTTGACTATAGAGTGCAACCACAAGTAGAAGAAGCTAAAAAAGAAAAGAATAAAGCACCAATGAGTGCTAAAAATAAAACACCAATGGGAACTACCCCAGTTTCTGCAGTACTGGCAAATACAAACAACCCACAATTAGAAGAAGCTAAAAAAGAAAAAAATAAAGCACCAATGAGTGCTAAAAATAAAGCACCAATGGGCACTAGTCCAATTTCTGCAATAGTAGGCAATTCAGATAATCCAAAAATACAAACTGATGAACTTCAACAAGAAGCAATTAAAAGAGAAGATGATCAAACTGAACTTCTAAAACGTATTGCTGAAAATACTGGTGGTAAAGATAAATTTAAAGCAGAAAAGAAAGATGATCTTGGAGACTCTCTTGGTCCACTAGGAATTGGACTAGCTGTTGCAGCAGGTACTATCGCTGGGTTAGTAAGCGCATGGGTTAAAACTGTTAAACTATTCGGTGAGATGTTTGGTAAAGGACTTACCGCACTTGGAGAGATTTTTCCATCGTTTGGTAAAATATTAAAAGTAGTTCAAGAAACTTTCACTGGGTTTATTGAGGGGATCAAAGGTATATTCTCTTCAGTTGTTAGTAAATTTGCTTCAATGTTTGAAAGCGCAGTAGGATTCTTTAAAAATCTATTTGGTGAAGGATCATTACTTGGTAAAGTAGTATCTACAATAAAAAGTGCAGTAACTGGTTTCTTAGAGCCAATTACCGCAGGGTTTACAGCACTTGCTGAAGCCAGTGGACCAATATCAAAGGCAATAAGTTTTGTCAAGAATGGTATTGGTACCTTTATGGAATTCTTCACTGGTATTGGTTCCAAACTAGAAATGTTTGGCACTTTATTCCGTGCAGTGTCTGGCATAGTGTCAAAGATCGCATATCCACTAATGGTTGTTATGGCTGTATGGGATACTATAAAAGGTGCACTAAAGGGTTGGGAAGAAGGTGGTTTAATAGGTGCAATTGGTGGAGCAATAAAAGGATTGTTTAATTCTCTTGTTGGTGGTGTCGCTGATATGATTAAAGGTGCAATTTCTTGGATCGCTGGAGCACTAGGATTCACTGCAGTAGAAAAATTCCTAGACTCATTCTCATTCGAAGATCTGTTTAGTGATTTGGTTGATGCTATTTTGTTTATTCCACAAACAATTCAGAATTTTATTATGCATCCAATTGACTCAATTATGAAATTGGGTAAGATCATAATGGATACGTTTAGTGGAATTGTTCATGTGTTTGATCCAGTTATTGATTTCTTCTCAGGGATTGGTGACAGCATAATTGGTATGCTTGAAGGTATCGGTATCCCAGAGATGGGATTCACTATACCAATTATCGGTAAGAAAGTTTCTATTGGTCCATTCTACCCATTTAAGAAAGATTCTGAAGCACCAGCTGATACTCCATCTACTGATGCAGCTGGGGGAACTACGAAAGCAGTACCACCAGAGAATGATAATCCAGTATCTGGACAACCAGCAGCAACGGGAGCAGCACCAGCAGCAACGGGAGCAGCACCAGCAGCAACGGGAGCAGCACCAGCAGCAGGAACAACATCTACTGTAACTACAAAAATTGCTGGTGAAGATGTAGTTCCTGGACAACCATTATCTGCCAAACAGATGGCAGTAATTGGTATGTCTACTTCTATGGGAAATAAGTATCCCGCAGAAATAATGGATCAATACAATAAACAATTGGGGAGAAAATCTGAAACAGCAGCTGGTGATGCTGCGTCACCAATAGTTGAAAAATCTGCAACAGCAGCTGGTGACGCTGCGTCACCAATAGTTGAAAAATCTGCAACACCTATTCCTGGCGGTGGACAAACTGTTGATCCGAGTGCACAGAATTATAATGCTACTGCTGCTGGAACTCAACCTAATGCTCCAGGTAAAGCAACACCAATAACTGAAGGTGGTAAAAAACCTCCACCTAATGCATTAAGTGCAATGATAGCTGGTGGTGCAAAACTGTTTGGAGTAGATTTAGAAGCTGCTCAAGGTGCACCTGCACCAGCGGGAACTGGTAATGCCATTGAAGCTAAAACTGGCGATGTCGCAAATTCTAGAGATGATCTATCATCGAAAGGTGGTGGAACTTCTGTTGTTAATGCTCCAACAACAGTTAATAACAATAGCCAAACATCATCTCATGCTAAGTCTCCATTCAGAAATGAAGAAGGAACACTAAACAAATACTACGCAAGCAGACTTGGTGCGTACTAAATGTGAAAAAGCCACCGCAAGGGTGGCTTTTCTTTGGCTAACGATCGATCAATTTTCGTGAGCGATTTTCTTAAAGTAAGACATTACATCTTCATCGTCATCTTCAAGGGAGACTTCCTTTGACTTAGGTGCTGGCGCAGATTTAATCTGTGGAGCAGCAGCCACTGGACGATCTTCTTCTTCAGCAATCTCAGCAGCAGACTTTGAAGAGAACGCATCACCAGAAAGAACTTCTTCAAGTTTCTTCTTTAGTTCATCATAAGATTTAAAGTTCTTGCGATCAGTAAACTCGGACAACTTGTGTTGTGCATTTACAACAGCCAACAACTTGTCTTCATCTTCAGAAACAGGTGCGGGATCCTGGAATGAAGACTCATCATAGTTGGTGTAACCATCTTTCTTACGCATGCGCAGTTTGAAGTTTGCACCTTCCCAAAGATCAAAAACATTTACAGGTTTTTCATCATCATAAGTTGGACGTGCCTTGTCCATGATCTTATCAAAAATCTTTTTACCGAATTTGAACAGAACAACTTTACCTTCATTCTCAGGATGCTTTGGATCAGATACGACCAAGACATTGGCAATGAAAGATAGGCGACGTTTTTGTTTACGAGCAATCTCTTTGTTTGCTTCAGAACCAGAGTTCCAAAGTTGGGTATTCAACTCACCGACAGGATCGTTTTCACCAAGAGTTGTTAGGGAGTTCTCAATGTACCACTTACCAGTTGGTCCTTGGAAGCCATGAGAAAACAAACGTACCCAAGGCAACTCATCACCTTCTACACGTGGTAGGAAGCGGAGTGTGGCTGTGCCATTACCTGCTTTGTCGCCTTCAAGTTTCCAGAAGCGATCGTCAGCGTATGACTTGGTTTCAGTTTGGGGATTTGCGACTTTTTCGAATGCATTTGAGATTGCACCAAAGT